TGTTCTAATAATAAATCTTGGTACTTATCAAAATTATCAGCAGTTGGTTCTATCATTAATATTTCTTGTAAATATTCTACTAAATGGTATTTATTTTTACAAACTGCATACATAATTTGAATATCTAACGAATGAAACTTTTGATATACTGCTTTCATAAATTGCCATTGTCTTTGATGCTTTCTAAAATGTTTATCTTCTAATCTAACTTTTTTCATTAAACTTGGTTGAATCAATATACAAGATAGTATATTTAATTCTAAATCGCCAACATCATTCATAAAATACCTCCTATTTTTTATAAAATCTTACATATATTAAATTATTAAACTTACAAAACACTATATAATACTTACATATTTTCTTACACGTTTTCCTTGATATTTCGAGCAAACTTACACATCTTACACATTTTTCTATATACACTATATATAGGATTTTTTATATTTTATATTTTATATATATAAGTGTGTATATCCAAAAAAGTGTCAGTTCTGTAAGTTTGCCTTATTTTATAAGGGTTTGAGCGTAAGATTTTATGTACTTTTAACTTACATTATATTTGTAAATTTAGTTTGACATAATTACCTTTTTCACTTCTAACAGTTGTATTATGAATATATCTTCCAACAGAATTTTTTTCTAAAAATCCCATATCAGCCCAATCTTTTTTAACAGTATTAAATTCATAACCACCTTTTTCAAGTTCTCTAAATAAAACGTGAGCATCAATAGTACAAAAATAAGATGTTTTCATACCCCAGCATTCACCATAATTTGATTCTTCAAATCTTTTTGAATTAACATTAATTACTGATATTATATATTCTTTAGCTTTAATTGACGTCTTAATATCATTCTTGTCATTAACATATTCTTCAATATCTTCAACTTGTAATATATAATCATCGTGGAATATGCACTCGTTTGCTAATTGATTTGCAAGTAATATACTTGCTAATGAACTTGCTTGTTTATCAGTTGCATTAGTTTTTTCAAGAATCTCACTTAAAATAAGTTTAAATCTATCAAAAATAACATCAAAACCAACACTTTGTATATACTTTATATATTCTTTACCAGCAAATCCGTAATTTTCTTTAATAATTCTAGCAATATCTTGCCCATTTTCTATTATTTTTTCACCAATTTCAAGGTCAATTACACGATTGTAAACTTGTTCTCCTGCATTTTCTTTAACCAACCTATCATTGCTTGTAAATAAGAAATTATTAAACCAAACTTTAACTTCTCTTGCTTGACTATTTTTGTTTAATCTACCTTTTTCAGTACCATTGCACAAATCCATTACTAAACTTTCAAGATCTAAATATTTTGAACGTTTAACAATTTGTAATTCATCAAAATAACAAGTAAAGTTTCTCATAAAACTAGCAACAACAGAGTAATAGTTTTGTGTATTGTTACTTGATAACCTCAACGCCCCAATATCTGGATTACCCCAAATACTCATTGCAACCATACAACTTAAAGTTTTACCATTTCCAGATAAAGAACTCCATAAATTAACCATATATGGTTGTAAATTTAACTTTTCTAATAATGGACTAGCTAATGTAGTCGCCATTAATAATTTAATTACTTTATGCTTTCTTAATTTTGTAATTGTTTCTTTCCATTTATCATAATTACCTTTTGTCCCAATTGAATTGTAAATATTTCTAAAATCATCTGCACCATCAAAAATGCCATGTGAATCATAAGGAACAAAGTCATTATCTTTCCAACCAATATGAGATATGCTATCAAGTTTCTTAATATTATTTATATTCATTATCTCATTGAAATAATTAATATAATACCTAACATTTTCACTTGTGACATCTAAACCATCATCACTTAATAGTAATAATTTTTGATTAATTGAAAGTTGACTTTTGTCTACTATTTTTTCTTTCCACTCATTTTCTTTGTAATATATGATTTTTACCTTTTCTTTACCAGTATCTTCATTGACATATCTTTCAACAGGAATCACAGGAATATAACTAAATTTAGTATTAAATCTATCAGTTATACCATTTATACCACAAGTATAATTGCCCCATTGATAATTAGTAATATCATATTTACATTTTGGTAGTGTGTTCTTTTCATCATTTGCTATTTTTTGACTAAATATAGATTCATATTTTTTTAAACTTTCTTTAAATTTTTTCTCCATACCTAGTTTTCTAGCTTCAATAAAAAGTTCATCTTCACGTTCTATTCTATCTAAACCATTCAAATTAAAAAGGTCAATAAATGTTTTCTTGTTAAATAAATCTTTTTCAGTCATAATTATTTCCCTTTCTTATTATTAATAGGTGTTAAAACCATTGAACCATCTTCTGAATTAACTTCTAAATAGAAATCTCTACCAAATTTATCAATGATAAACTTTGGTAATATAATTCTATTTTTGTCAACGTCTGCACGTTTCATATAAATTAATTTCTTCATTGTTTACCTCCTTTATCTTGTAATTTAATTCTACCACAAAAGTGGGAATATTTACAACAATAAATTTTAAAAATTTGCATAAAAAAACAACCTTTACAGGTTGCTTTACAAATTATATTTCAAAAGGTACATCATCAGTTGTTACATTGCCATCAAATACTTCATTTACAACTTTATTTGTAGTATTTTTGTATTCTTCATAATCAACAAATGATCCATCTAACTTTTTAACTTTTGGTATTTTAACATCTAAAACTTTATCAATTGATCTAAATTGATTTAATTTTGCTATTGTTTTTGTCTCTCCTTTATCATTTTGATATTCTTCAAGTGCAAATACAATGCCAACCTTTTTACCTTTTAATTGGTCAACTTCTTTGTTCCAATCATAAGTAAAGTTTGGATTAGAATTTTCAACAGCTGTAATAAATGCTTTTAACATTTTTACACAATTATCATCTTCTTTTAAAGATACATATTTAATAGCACTATTGCTATATTTTTTATCTTCTCTAGTATCATTTTTATATTGTTCTGTAAAATAATTAGGTTGTCTATCATCTTTATCAGTATCAACTGCAACTTTTAAACTTGTATTTCCACTAACTGGACTTGTATATTCAGTTGCTCCTACAATAATTCCTTTATGACCACCTAATTCGATAGGTGTAAAATCTTGATTAACTTCTATTTCATCATAATTTTTTGGTTTAATTAACATATTATTTTTCTCCTTCTTTCTTATTTTAATATTCTTTCAATTCTTTAATAATTTCATATAAATCATTTTCAATGTATTGTTCACCTTCATAACAACCCATTGGAACTCTTGCTGTTGAATTAGGTGAAGTTGTTTCAAATACATATTTTCCATCATTGTTTTTAGCAATTAAAACTGTATCAAAGTATTTTTCAAGACCTATTTTGTTTAACTTTTTACCATTTGTAAGAAGTCTTGTAAATCCTTCATCATCAGTTTGGGTATGTCCTATAAAGATAACTGTTAAATCATCTCTTAAATCAGGAACTATGTTTATTAAATTAAATATACAACTTGCAAGATCAACCCATTTATCAAAGTTCTTATCTTTGCTTCTTCTCATTTCATCAGCAATCATTATTGAGTTAATAGTATCTATTGCAATGTATTTAATATCTTCTCTTTTTTCACTAACAGCTTGCATACATTTTGCAATTAATTCTCCATCATTACTTTTAAAATAATTTTTCTTTTCTTCATTAAAATCATTTTTCCAACCTTTATAATTCAATCCCTTTTTGTCACAATCAATGTAATATAATTCATTTCTAGGAATATTACGAAGTGATACAGTTTTACCACTTGCTGGTTCTCCCATAACCAATATCATTTTTGCCATTTTGGCACACCTCCTTAATTCTAATATATTTTTTACTTCTTTGTATAGATAAGGCACATCTATAATTTCATAATTTTCGATATTTTCACTAAAATATACAATAAACATTTCATCAACTTTTACTTTTGCATATTTTTCTATTAAAAATTTATAAATAGATAGTTGCAAATAGTAATGATGTAAGCTGTCATCATTTAAGTGTTGTAATGGTACTTTCATTGATTTTTTATATGCTTTTTCATTATAACCTTTTAAGTACGAATTAGTTTTATAATCTACTAAAACTAAACCACCAGTAAGTTTATTATAAAATAAATGATCTACACAACTGGCAATGTCATATTCTGCACTACCTATTGGAAGCTCGTCGTATAAATGTTCTAATCTATCATCATAATCTTTTTTAAAATTCTTTGCTTGATTTTGAATTTTATTAACTGCATTTATATATTCTATACTTCCATCAAATAATAATTCATTGTATTCATTACCACTCCATAAGTGTTGCGACCATTCATGGCAAGTTGTTCCCTTTTCACAACTAAAATCTCGTTTATAATGCCATTCATCTAAAATTTCTTGAACTGATTTATTATTTTTAATTGCTGATTTTTCAGCCATTTCTTGTTCATTAAATTCATTAGCATATTCGTGAATAAAAGTTGTTACACTAATTCCAACTCGTTGTCCTTTATATTCATAGTGATGGTCTTCTTCAAAAAACTTGAAATCTCCAAATGCCTTATTTAATTCTTTTAAGTATTCTTCTCTTGTCATTATTTGCTCCTTCCAATTAAAATTAATCGAATGTAAGCGTTTAAATTAAGACCTTTTGATTTAGCTTCTTCTTGTAGTTCTTTTTTTAGTTCTTCACTAATATTTAACAAAATTCTCTTCATCTTTACCTCCTAACTATAAAGATTATAGCATATAAAATATATATTGTAAATATCAAATTTATATTTTTTTGATATATTTTACACAAATAAAAAAGAACCTTTTTAGGTTCTATATTTTCTTTGATTGTGGTGTACCATCTATATTACATAATACTACCCAATCACTACCATATTTGCCATATTTACCCCAAATTCTACCATTTTCATTGTATATTTGAACTATATCTAATGTAACACCTTTGTTAAATTTTGCTTTGTCATTTGGTTTTTGAGATACTAATTTTTTTAATTCTACTGGTTTCCAATCTTCACTAGGTGATAATAATTCTCTAACTCTATATTCATTTGCACCTAAATTATGAGACTTTCTTACTGATTTAACATATAATAATTGGTATTTGCCTGGAATCCATTGGCTGATTCTTGTAATAATTCTAAAATATGTTTTATTACCTCTTAATATAGTTGAATAACCAGCTGCTAAATTATCGTGTGTTTTATTGTTTTGATCGTACATTTTATTTTTGCTAATATAAATAGCAATATGTCCGCAATAATCATTTTCTTTTGTTCCTTCATAAACAATTAAATCACCTAATTCAGGACTTTTAACTTGTATTGCTAAACCTTGTTTAACTAATGTGTTACCAAAATCTTTTGCGTCCCCTCTTGCTTTAAATGGTATATCATAGCATTGTATTAAGTATTGTTGCACTAAAGATACACATTGACCTGGACATCTCCCATTTGGTAGTGCTATTTTTTTGCCTTTTGTGTTGTTAATAAATTCTTGTAAACTTATCATATTATTCTCCCTTATTATAATTATAACTAGATATACCTAATAGAATACCTAAACAAGTGGCTAATATTGAACAAGTTCTCATTATTTCTGTTCCATAAGGTAAATTCCAAACACTAGATAATTGTTCATACGCATTACCAAATGCACCAAGTCCAATTAATGCCACCCATTTTAAAATATCATAAACTTTATTTGACATTTTCATTTATCATCTCTCCTTTATAATAATATTATATCATAAATAAGAAAAAGAGCAAAAATGCCCTTTATCTATTATCTTCTTCTTCAATAGGTTCTTCTTCATTACTTATGCTACGAGTGTTTTGTGCTGTATCAGTTGTTTTTGTAAAAAGTAATGAAATTACAACGTCTTTTCCATTCCAAGAAGTATTACTATTAAATAATCTTAAAGTGTTAGGATTAGAACTAAATACTTTCATCATATAACCTGAATTGTTTGAATAATTTATTGGTATTCTACTATCTTCATCTACAAAATAACCCCACTCAATAAATGATATTTCGTTATTAGAACCAATCGCTATATCACTATTAACAAAAGTTCCGTTAGTATTAGTATTAGGACAAGTAGCATAAATTAGTTTTCTATATACAGGTTTGCCATTTGCCCAAGTACCAACTCTAACTTCATCAGTTGAATAAGTACCTAATTCATTAATATACTCTTGTGTATAACCATTTTCATTTGAAGTTCCATATACATTTGATAGACTTGCTCCACCTTCTATATATTGACTTGTTTTTCTTATTCTCATAATTATCACTCCTTATAACCTATTATTTTGTAAGGTATCATATAATTATTTGCAGTAGTTAATGCTGAACTTAAACTCTCCATATAATTACAAACACTAAATGCAATACTTGTTGTTGTAACATTACTTGCTTGTCTACTAAATGCTCTAAAACTTGTTCCTGAAGCACTTATCATAAAGCCATATCCTATTGTTCCTGTCATCATTTTTGTATAAGTCCATTCGTTAATATCTTTTCTATTCTTCCAATATATTTCAAGATATTTATAATCATTTGCATCTTCACTTAATGTTACACTTTGATTAGAAAAATCACTTGTAGGATTTGGATTAGTCCATAATACATTATTTACAGCAGTCCAACCTTGTGGCACAGTTTCTCCATCAAAATCAACTTCAGTTCCAACGGGTAATGTGTCAAATGATTTTACATATATATCTTTATATTCTCCGTTATCGTTATATTTCATAATTTATTTTCCTTTCTAATCGGTTGTTTTAGTGTATTCTATTATTGCATAACCTGAAAAAGTACTTAAATTTGCACTATCCCTTAAGTAAATATAAGTAGTATCGGCAAAACCTTCAATAGGACCAATTGAACTATTAGCACTTGGACTATTTATAAATCTAAATGCACTACCATCAGTAACATATCCACTTACTTCTTTAACTATTCCTATATTACTTATATTATGTTGTATGCCTTTTGAAGAATTATTAGGTAAAGCACCTGTACTTATAACTTTCCTATACAAAGGTTTACCATTAATCCAAGTACCTATTACTTGCTCTTGTGTTGAATAAAAATCATTTTGACCTTTTACATATATATCTTCACCATCTACATTTATTGTTGGTGTTATTGTAGTTGTTCCTTTTTGAATTATAATATCACTTGTATTTGTTGTTATTTGTATTCTTATATATTTTGTATTTGCTGGTGTTGTAAATGATGTGCTTGTTGTTGTTACACTTATTACACCTTTACTTGAATTATAAAATACTACTCTACTTAATGTTACATTTCCTACATTATAAGTTGTGTTAGCATTTACTTCGGTATAATTTTCAGTAACATAACTTCCACCACCACTTACTAATGCACCAGTACTACTATCAAAATAAGCATTTGTAATTGTTGCATTATCTTTATCAAACAAGTTCTTACTAAATAATATATTAGTTCTAACCTTACTATTTATTTCACTACCTACATGTAATTCACTACCTAGATTTTGTACTTCTCCTGTGTTAATCCATATTTTGTTATCTTCACTTGTTGGTTGTGTGTCACTAATAATAACAACGTCACTACCACCTCCACCAGTTCCAACATTTCTTGCTTTAACTTTTTTTGTTTCATTTGCACTTGTATCAACTATAACAAGTAAGTCATCATTATCTACTTGTTCTAATTCATTTAATTCACTTATTTTTATATTTGCCATAATTTTTCCTCCTAACTTGTGGCAGTTATAACTTTAGAATGTCCATTGCCATCTTCTAATGTTATTTTTCCT